GCCAGACATCATGTATAACCAGGAAAACGCAGAACCGAAAAAGTGCAAACCCGGACAGTGGCCTCAGCCGGGATAGATCACATCAACCGGCTGCGTGCCGCTGGCCGGGATAGTCCCGTACGTTTGACTTTTTTCGGCGTTCGGTCGCCACCCACCAGGCCATAATGCAAAAAGGGGTTGTTTTTGGGGGTCGTGATAGATGGCTCCCTCGTTGCCTCGCGTTGCGTCTCGCTGCGCCTGGCAGTGCGTCGCAGTGCTCCTCGCGTAGCGCGTGCGGCGTTGAGTGGGGTAGGCCCGTCCCTGAGTACGATCCGGACCCGCCATGCACAGCCGTTCCGCATCGTACCCCCGTCACGAGTGTGCCCCTGCCGCGCCTGTTCGCAGCGCATTGCACGGCTCTGCAATGCCAATCATTGCCCATCTGCGCATGCACAATGCCAATCATTGCTTTCCCTACCTTCGGGCCTGTATTCGTGGTGGGGGTTCAGGTGGGCCGTGGGGTGTGTTGGCGCGGCGAATGCGGCGCGGTCCGGCTGCGTGGGGAGACACGCCCGGCGTGATGCCGCCTGGAGGGGTGTTCTCTTTTTGAAGCATGCCGGTGCGGCATGACGCCGGGCCAGGGAGGAACCATCAGACGGTCGGGGTGTGGTGCGTTTTCACCAGCGCGTTGGAAGCAGACCCGGGGTCGTTTTGCTCCTGCCGGAAACTGAACAGGGGTCGTTCCCCCAGCAGATCACAGTGGTCGCCCGTCTCGACCGAGCCAATCAGCGCGATGGCCGGGCACCCGAACCAGCATCCAGGGTTCCTCCGCCTGGTGGGGATAGATCCACACCTGCAGGTAGCCGTCTCGGCTGCGCGTGGCCGGGACCGCATCGACCCCAACATCAACCCCCGGTGCAGTCCCGCGCCAGACTGCGCCATGCCGCTGCCCTGGCGCGGTCTGTGCCGCGATCCACGGTGAAATCTGTGTCATCCACAGCGCGGCAATGAGGAATGCCGCCGCCGCTGCGAGGATGAGCCAGTCTGTGCGTTTGCGGTGCATGTTCTGATGCTACCACCTGTTTGTAACCAAATCCTTACGTTTCGCACGCACGCGTGTGGTATACTGATGCCGACGCAGCGAATAACGCGCGGCCTTCTGAGAGCAATGGCGCTCAGGGGGCCGCGCTTTTTGTATCTCGAGGGGGCTTGCATGACTGCACACAACCTTGACTATGGCTCCGAAAGCTACTGCTATATCGCGGGTGAGCAGTTGCGTCTGCGCACTGCGATGACCCGCACTATTCGCCCGCATGCGGCGGAGACAAACGCTGCATTTGAGCAGCGCATGGACACCATGGCCCTGCAACTCAGCGCCATGTCGTCGGTCGCCTCCGTCTCGCTGCGCTTCGAGCGCAAGGCCGACCGCCTCACCCTGTGCGAGGTCAGCATCATCGAGTTTCCGCATCCTGTGCCAATCGCGCCCGACGAGCGCCCGGCTGGCGGTCGGGCCAACCTGCGGCTGATCAAATAATCGAACTGACAACCTGTACCAGCAGCGGATAACGCGCGGTCTTCCCGGTGACGGGGGCCGCGCGTTTTTGTATTTCACCCAGGAGATGAACCAATGCAGACGTACGACGTTCAGGATGAAATGCAGGGCACCTACAGCCTGTTCCGCCCGTCCACGCCGTTTCTCGGCGTGCATCACGCCGCATTCCGCTACCCGACCCGGCGCGGCATTGATGATGTGCGCAGCGTGGCTCGTTATCACACTCGTGAGAAGGGCTGGCCCGGCATCGGCTATCACATCGCCCTGGCTGAGGAAACCGAGGGCGGGCCGATTGCGCGCTACAACCTCTCCGATCTGGAGCTCCAGCGTGCGCACATCGCCTATCAGAACCATCAGGCCATTGGCGTGGCCTGCCTTACGAACTTTACCGGCATCCCGGAACAGAAATGGATTGACGCCCTCGCCCTGGTCATCCGCGATCTGCTCACGCGCTACCCGAACGCGCAGATCGTCGGCCATCGGGAAATCGCCGTGAAGGGGTGGGAAACCACCTGCCCCGGGCCACGCTGGTTTGAATGGAAGCCCCGTCTACTTGAACTGGTCCGCTCCGGCGAAGCAGCGCTCCCGGTCGCGCTGCCGCTCCGCGCCCCGCACTGGTACCGCGTGCCTGCCGGTCGCGTGGCGGTGCTGCGCTATCAGCCGGCATCTGCTGGCAACCGCAACATTGGCGCATACCTGCATCCCGGCACCCGCCTGCATGTGGCGGAGTGGGCGGACGGGTGGGCGCGGCTCAGCGCCGGGGGTTACGTGCATCAGAGTGGCATTGAAAGCGAGGAATGACATGGAAGAGGAGCTTGTCACGGTCATCGTTCGGGATTTCGGCGGGATTGGCGCGCTCATCCTCCTGTTCTGGCGGGGGGTCTGGCCGGTGATGAAGGAGCATCTGAACCAGCAGCGGCAGGCGCTGGAGCAGGTGGCAAAACTGGTTGAGGCAATGGACCGGCGGCTGATGGTGGTTGAGGCGCGCTGCGAGGTATGTCGGGGCATTGCTCCGACTGATAGCAACACAGAGTGATTTGGGTGCTGCCATGCCGTTTCAGAAAGGACAATCAGGCAATCCAAAGGGACGGAAGCCGCGCCCGGTGGAAGACCAGGCGGCTTCCGTCATCGCACGCGTGTTCGACCAGGCCGCCGAGGAGCGGGTGATCCGGGCGCAGATCGACCTGGCCTGCGACCCGACTGCGAAGGGCAGCACTGCCGCGGCGCGGTTCCTGTTTGACCGCAAATATGGCCCGCCCCAGGTCCAGGCCCAGGACAACGAGCTCATCATCCGGGTGGAGTACGAGTAATGGCAACCGTACGCATCGCCCTCCCGCAGCACCACGCCGGGCAGCAGCGCATCCTGCGTGAGGCTGCGCGCTTCAATGCCATCGCCTGCGGCCGGCGCTTCGGCAAAACCGTGTTGGGCATTGACCGCCTGGTGGCTCCGGCTCTGGCGGGCTACCCGGTGGCCTGGGGGAGCCCCACCTACAAGATGCTGGGGGAGGTCTGGCGTGAGGCGAAGCGCATCTTCGCGCCGGTCGCTGCGTCTATCAATGCGTCAGAGAAGCGCATCGAATTGGTGACGGGCGGGGTGATTGAGTTCTGGTCGCTCACGGCTGCGGACAGCATCCGCGGCCGCAAATACAAACGCTGGGTCATTGATGAAGCGGCGATGGTGCGTGACCTTGACGCGGTGTGGCAGGAGGTGATCAGGCCGACCCTGGCCGACGAGCGGGGGGATGCCTGGTTCCTCTCAACCCCCCGGGGCCGCAACTTCTTCTGGGAGCTGTTCCAGCGGGGGGTTGACCCGGAGCAACCCGACTGGTCCGCGTTCCAGATGCCCACAACCAGCAACCCGCACATCGACCCGGATGAGGTTGAGGCCGCTCGCAAGGAAGTGCCGGAGATGGTCTACCTGCAGGAGTATCTCGCCCAGTTTACCGACGGTGGCGGGCTCTTCCGCAAGGTGCTGGAGCGGGCAATTGCGGAGGAGCAGCCCGCCCCGGAGCCGGGTCATAGCTACGTCTTCGGGCTGGACTGGGGCCGGAAGGATGACTACACGGTGATTTCGGTCGTAGACACCACGCTGCATGACCAGGTCTACCTGGATCGCTTCAGCGGGATTGACTACGAACTGCAGAAGGGGCGGCTCTGGTCGCTCTATGACCGCTTCCGACCCGGCGTCATCCTGGCCGAGGAGAACAACATGGGCGGCCCGCTGGTTGAGAACCTGCGCAGCCAGGGCCTGCCGATCCAGCCGTTTGTGACCACCAACGCCACCAAGAAAGAGATCATCGACGGCCTGGCGCTGGCGCTGGAGCAGGGGTCATTTCACATCCTCAACGATGCGGTGCAGGTCGGCGAACTGCTCGCCTTTGAGCAGACCCGCCTGCCGTCCGGTCTGTTCCGCTACGCGGCGGCGGGCAATGGTCACGATGACACAGTGATCGCCCTCGCGCTCAGCCGGTACGCGGCGGATCGGCCGGCCGCAACCGATCTGATCGCGTACCTGTAGGCGTTGAAATACCGAGTGAATATGCTATACTTGACCCATCGGCATCGCTGGCCTGACCTCCGGCGTTGCTCCCCTTCGTTCTGGAGCAACGCCGCACTGGAGTTTCCATGGCACCCGAACGGCTGGAAGATGATCAGGGCCACCTGCTGGCAGTCTACGATCCGGAAACCAACCTCCTCGCGATCAAGGCCAGGGGCATGAAGGTGCCGAAGGAGTTCGACCTGACCGCAATCAAGGCGGGCTCATCGCGCCGCCGCGAACGCCGCCGCGAACGCCGCGAACGCCGCGATACGCCGTAGCAGGTCTGTGCTATAATCACAGCAACGCACCGCATGTGCGGCCATATTTCCGAACGCCACCGAGCGTCATTGTGTCTCACCGAGATGCACTGGCGCTCGGTTTTGTGTTGGAGCAGTGAGCGATGGTTGACCGGGGCTACTGGCTGGAAGCCGCCAAAACCGCAGAGGTAACCGACGCCCCGCCGTGGATGCTGGCCGACGCGCACGCCCAGCGCTATGCCATTCCTGACGGGCAGATCTACCAGAACCAGGCCGACCTCTACCGCCGCCTCTCCTGGGTGCAGATCGCCGTCAATGCGGTCGCAACCATCGCGGCGGGCACCGCGTTCTCGGTGAAGCGCCGGGGGCCAGCGGCTGACGATGGCCGCGAGAGCCTCCGTGACATCCCCAACCATCCCTTCGAGGTGCTTTTGTCGCGCCCCAACCCGCTGGATAGCCGATTTGAACTCCTTCAGGCCACCGTTGCGTTCCGGCAACTCACCGGCAACGCCTACTGGTGGCTCAATCGGCCCGCGCCAGGTGCGCCACCGGATGAGATCTGGCCGATCTCGCCCTATCAGATCGTTCCCGTCCCTGACGGCAATAGCTACCTCCGGGGCTATGCGTTCTCGCCCTGGGGGTTCTGGGGCAGCACCTGGATCACCGCGCCGCCGATCCTTCTGGACCTGGATGAGATCGTCCATTTCCGCAGCTTCAACCCGAACAGCCGCTTCGTCGGCCTCTCGCCGATCGAGGCGCTGGCGACCGTGGCAACCGGCGATCTGCAAGCGCAGGAGTATAACGCCAACTTCTTTGGCGAAGACAACGCCAAGCCCCCCGGCGCGCTGGTCTTCTCCGAGATGGTCAACGACTCGGACTGGGAGAAGATCAAGGCCGATGCCAATGCCGCGCACGGCGGCACGCGTCGGCGGTTGATGCTCATGCGCGGCGCGGGGCAGAAGGGCGTCAACTGGCTGGAGATGGGCCTGACGCAGGATGAAATGCAGTTCCTCCAGTCTCGCCAGTTCACCAAAGAAGAGATCTTCAGCATCTTCGCGCCGGGCCTGGCGAGCACGCTGGATGTTAACGCGACCGAGGCGAACGCCACCACTGGCAAGGCCAGCCTGGTTGAGTTCGCGGTCTGGCCGCTGCTGACCGCGCTTGCCGAAAAGATCAGCACCGATCTGCTCCCGGCCTATGACCGCCGCTCCCCCCGGTCCCTTGTCGGGCTCTTCGACGATATCCGCCCGACCGACCGGGAACTGGAGCTCAAGGAGATCGACACCTACGCCCGCTTCCACACGATAGACGAGGTGCGCCAGCGCTACTATGCCGCTGCGCCGCTCCCCGACAGCCAGGGCGCGCGCCTTGAGGATGACCCGCCCGTGTCACACGCTGGCGTAAGTATGGCGGAAGATGGCGCGAATGTGGCGGAAGATGTGGCGCGCAAGGCCGATCTCTTGCCCGTCGAGCAGCGCCTGCTCGACGCGGTCACCACGTTCGACCGCGTGGCGCTGTACGATGCGCTGGAACCGCTGCTGTTCAGCATCGTACAGCGTGAGGTCAATGCTGCACTGGATGACCTGCAGATCATCGCTGCGCCGCCTGTGGCTGACTGGCTGGCGGACATCCTCGATGAGGAGAGTAGCGACCTGGCCGGCCGGATTGACCTGGCGCTCAAGGCCGATCCCTGGCCCGGGCTCCCGGACTGGTTCCGGGACTGGCTGGCCCGCCTGCTCTCCGCGCTCTACGTCCGCGCCAAAGCGCGCATTGTTTCCCGCCTGGCGGAGTGGCTGAACACCACGCGCGATGACCTCGGCGACATGACCCCGGTTGCCGCGATCTGGCTGACCGAGCGCGATGAGCGCGTTTGTCCGGTCTGTGCCGAACTGGATGGCATGCCCCCGGACCTCTGGCGGGAGCAGTACCC